TGCATTTATGGGATGATAAGTTAGGTTATAGAACCTTTCCATATACTCGTTATGCTTATGAAAAGGCACAAAGAGGACAATACACATCTTTGTACGGAGATAAGTTAGATAAGATTTTTAAGTTCACAAAAGATGACCCGAATTTATTTGAATCGGATGTAGCTGAAACCACTAGAGTTTTGGTTGATACATATACTGATTCAGATATACCATCGGAAGGGCACGTTACACTTACATATGATATTGAGTGTGAAATGGATAGTGGATTACCCGATGTAGAGAAATCAGAAAATGAATTAACCGCAATTGGTTTGCACGATTCTGCTACTGACCATTATTGGGTTTTAATTATGGATAAAGCTGGTAAGATGAGTGAGAAGAAGACCGGCAATCGTACTGTAATTCCTTTTAGAGATGAGAGGGATATGTGTATGAAGTATTTAGAATTATATGAGTACATCAATCCAACAATCGTAACCGGTTGGAACATTGACAACTTTGATACTCCTTATTTATATAATCGTATTAAAAGACTATTAGGTGTTAAGCACGCTAATAGGTTAAGCCCAATAGGTGAATGTTTTTGGTCTCCATATCGTAAGAGATTCTATATGGCCGGCGTATCTTATTTAGATTACCTAGCTTTATATAAAAACTTCACCTATTCGGAATTAGATAATTATCGTTTGGATAGTATTGCGATGAAGGAATTGGGTAGAGGTAAGATTGAGTACGCTGGTAACTTAGATGATTTGTTTAAAGATGATATTGAAAAGTTTATTGAGTATAACTTAGTCGATGTTCAGTTAGTAGCTGATATGGATAAGAAGTTACAATTCATTGATACGGCTAGAGGTATCTGTCACGCTGGACACGTACCATATGAGGATTTTGTTTACTCATCAAAATACTTAGAGGGTGCATTACTATGTTACCTTAAAAGAAGAAACATTGTAGCTCCTAACAAACCTGCGGATAGACAAGAGAGGATGCAAGCACTTAGAGATAATGACCAAGAGAAATTCATTGGAGCATATGTTAAAGCACCCATCGTTGGTAAGTACGAATGGATATATGATTTGGATTTAACTTCACTATATCCTTCAATCATTATGACAACCAATATTTCACCAGAAACTAAAGTTGGTAAGATTGATAATTGGGATGCACAAAAGTTTATGAAAGGTGAGATTGATACATTTTCTTTTGGTGATAAAACTATTACAAAAGAAAACCTTAGAAAGTTATTGGATGAGAGTAAATACGCTATCTCATCTAACGGAGTTCTTTACACTACGGATAAAGTAGGTTGTATACCTGATATCTTAGACCTTTGGTTTAAGCAAAGGGTTGAATTTAGAGCATTAGAGAAAAAATATGGTGAGAGTGGTGATAAAGAAAAATATGATTTTTATAAGAAAAGACAGCTGGTACAAAAGATTCTATTAAACTCATTATATGGAGTATTGGGATTACCCGCCTTCCGTTTTTATGATGTAGATAACGCTGAGGCGGTAACAACAACAGGTCAGACTGTGATTAAATCTACGGCTGATATGGCTAACATTAAATATAATAAAGAGTTAGGAACAACTGGACAAGATTTCAACATATATATTGATACGGATTCGGTATTCTTTTCAGCAGTACCTATATTAGACCATCGTTATAAAGATTGGAGAAGTTTAACTGATGCAGAGATTGCTATAAAGGTGGATGATATTGCTGGTGAAACACAGGACTTCTTAAATAAGTTCTACGATGTATTGGCCGAGAAAGTATTCAATGTTGATAAAACAAAACATAGATTCCAAATCAAAAAAGAATTTGTAAGTAGAAGTGGTATTTGGATTGCTAAGAAACGATACGCTCAATGGATTATTGCAGAGAATGGTATTCCAACTGATAGATTGGATGTTAAGGGATTGGACGTAGTTCGTTCATCGTATCCTGCACAATTCCGTAATTTTATGAGTGGAGTTCTTATTGATATTCTTAAAGGTGAAACTGAAATGGTTCTAACTGATAAGATATATGATTTCAAAAAGGACTTGGTTAATATGGATGTAACTTCAATAGCTAAGAACTCAGCAGTAAAAGAAATATCAAAATACATTCCAAAGAAAAAAGATAATAGAGCAATGTTCCAATTTAATAGTGGAACTCCTGCGCATGTTAAGGCAGCAATTGCACATAATCAATTATTGGTTCACTTTAAGTGCCCATCTAAGCACGCTCCAATGAGAGATGGCGATAAGATTAAATGGGTATATCTAAAACAAAATCCATTTGGGCTAGATGCTGTTGGGTTCAAAGGACATGATGACCCAGAGGAGATAATGGATTTGGTAAGAACCTACATTGATTATGATAAAATTTTTGAGAGAGAATTACTTAAGAAATTGGAGGACTTCTATGGTGCATTGGGTTGGGGAGCAGTTTTATCCTCACAAAAAACAGCAGAACAATTTTTCGCATTCTAACTGGTTGATTATCAACACTATATAATATTCAAAATATTTGGCAGATTCAAGTATTTTTCGTATATTTGTATAAACAATTTAAAATCATAAAAATATAAACTATGAGTAAACCCACACAAAAAACAAAACCACAAAAAGTGGAAATTATACCAACTTTATCTGTTGGTGCATCCAAAAAAATTGGAGCAGTTAATGCACCATTAAATATTTTATTATCTGAACTTATAGATAATCCAATACCATTAAATAAACCAAAAGTGCCTATTGATGTTGAAATTTTAATCAAACACAATGGTGATGAATCATATATAGAAATTTTGGATAACTCAATTGGTGTGCCTGAACATTCTTTAGGGCAGATATTTAATTACGCTACGCATGGTAATGATGGCTTACTATTATTATCTAAAATGGGTATGGGTATGAAATTAGCTATATCAGCTTTGGGCGAACTTGAACACTTTATTACAAAGGTAAAAAACAAACCAGCATATAAACTTACTATGGCTCCTTATACAAATACAAATGAACCATTAAAGTATTTTGTAGAACAATATGATGGTAATGAATTCCCACCATACGAAAGTGGTACTTTAATTAAAATCCGTAAGTGTCAAAATATGATAAAAAAATGGAAAACTGAAAAAGCTTTTAGAAAGTTTTGTTATAAGATAGAATCAACATATCCATCATTACTTAATCAGTTTTTAAATATAAAGATAACTTATGCAAGAAATGATAATGGTGGCAATTCATATTGGGAACACGTTTGTACCGCATACAAACCATTGATGAACAATCCAAGAGACCTTATGCCATCTGGAAATGGGTTGGGAAAGAATACTCCTGTATTGGATAGATTTGAAATACAATTAGATGAATATCCAGAAGTTAAGGTTAAACTAACTGCTTGGCATAAACCAACATTAAAACAAGTATATGATTGGTATCAAAAAACAAAAGATGAAACATATAACCCAACTATCTACAAAGAATCACCTTGGGCATATGGAAGTGCTAACTCTGGTATAGCATTATCTTTTAAAGGTAAAATATTAGATTGGAACATTGATAAAAAGAGTTCTAGGTCAGAAGACCATGGAATTTTATTGGAAATTGAAGGTGGTGTAGAATCTACTTCATTGAAAAGTGGAGTTATGGATACAATTCAATGGGAAGCTATTAGAGAGGCGGTTAATGATAAATTAAATGAAATCGGATTTTATGTAAGACATTTACCCGGAACGCCAGCATTAGCGGAGCAAGATTATATGGATGCTTTTTATGAAAAATTAAAAAATCATCCGGTATATAAAAAATCATTTGGTATTGTGGATTTTGATAAGCAAGTTCACAAATGGCCAATATGTGATGTTGGTTCTCCTGATGGTGTTATATATGATTTTAACGATAATACTAAAGTTACCTTTGTGATAGAAGGTAAAAAAGATAGAGGTAGTGGTGAGGAAGCAAGACAACTTTTTGGATATATGGCATGCTATGATTGTACAAATGGTATATTTGTTTCACCAATACAAACTCCACAATTTGAAACTCAATTTAAACATTTTAATAAGATGTTCAATAAAAACTTTGATGTTAAGCATGATAGAGTTATTGAGCAAACATATGTAGATGGTAAAGATTTCTTTACATTCAATTAATATATATTTGGTAGTTTCAGGTATTTTTCGTATATTTGTATAACAAATTAAAACAATAAATTTAAAATTTCAATTATGAACAAAGGCAAATTTGATGGTTTCGTTAATCGTTACAACTTAGGTGGTGAGATTGAATCCGTTATGGTAAAATCCGATGATACAAACTTATCGGTAAGAATGATTTCAGATGACAAAACCTTATTAGGTGATGTTACAGTAGTAGGTGGTGAATTCCCAAGCGGTGAGTTTGGTATTTACACTACTTCACAATTAAAAGGTTTATTATCTGTATTAGATGATGCTATCACTGTAGAAGAAGTGACTGGTGCACTAAAATTTTCAGATAAGAAAACAAAGGTACAATATATGTTAGCAGCACCATCGGTGATTCCTGCAGTACCTGATTTAAAAGCGTTACCTGCATTTGATGCGGAGATAACATTAGATGATGACTTTGTAAATAAGTTCATCAAATCAAAAGGTGTATTGGCTGACTCTGATACATTTACATTTACATTCAAAGCTGGTAAAGGTGAAGTTATTTTAGGATACTCATCAATCAACTCAAATAGAATTTCTATTGAAGTAGATGCAACCGCTAAAGAAGATATTGAACCAATTGCATTTTCTGCAAAGTATTTGAAAGCTATCTTAATGGCTAACAAAGGTTCTAAATCATCTTCATTAAAAATCTCATCTAAGGGATTATCGCATGTAGGATTCGTTGATGGAGATTACACAGCAAATTATTATTTAGTACAAATTAAATAATATGGCTAACCAACATTACAACTTAATAAGTGAACCTGTATTTGAAATAGATGGTAAGTTATATGAAACTGAAACATGGAATTTAAATTTAGAAAAATTCCTTATTGAAAATGCTGGTAAGGAGATATACATTTATGTACCATCAATAGAAACTAATCAAATCCGAGCAATCGTAAAATAATATAATATGAGCTTTTGGGATACTGAACCACAAAAACCTGTCTTTGATTTTGAGCTTGAAAAAGCAAAATTAAAAGAAAATATGGACTACCTTATGACGATGTCTGTTCAAGAACAAACATTGTATAAGAAGTGGGTTGAATTGCAAGAACCTACAATGATTCAAGCAAAATCCCAAATCGCATCTTATTATGATTTACAATGGAAACCAACTGATATCAACAATAAGGAGCTAACGATAAAAGAAATTGAATCGTTAGAACCTTACGTTGAGATTATTGATGACCCGAAGGAATCTACTAAGTGGGCAGCGGTAAGACGTATGATTCATACAATGGATTTTACAGCAAACCCTGGCCGTAATGTAAAGATTAATGTAAAGGATAGAGTAAGTGGAAAACTATTAGGACAAATTTCATTAGCATCCGATGTAACCGCTATGGGAGTTAGAGATAACTTTATTGGTTGGACTAAGGATAATAAATTTGTTGATGGTAAGTTAAATAACACTACCATTGCTTCTACTATTGTATGTACTCAACCATTAGGTTATAACTTTTTAGGTGGTAAGTTAATCGCTATGATGACAACTACGCCGGAGGTTAGGGCATATTGGAAAGAGAAGTATAAGAATGTTTTGATTGCAGTTGGTACAACATCTTTGTATGGTATTCATTCACAATATAATGGTATTCCTTTATTTAAAACATTAGGTGAATCAGCTGGTAAGATTAGTTTAAAACCGGATGATAAATTCTATGACCCTTGGCATCAATGGATTAAGGAAAATAGAGCACAATGGTATAAAGATAATATATCGGATGAGAGAGCTCGTAATGGTGCTAATATGGGATATGAAGCTAACGGACCTGTTAGTGGTATTAAACAAAAGATATTAGGACAAATTTTTAAAGAGTGTGGTATTAAGGCAACTCAATATCATCACGGATTTAAAAGAGGTGTTTATATGGCTATGATGTATGAGAATGGAAGTGAGTTTTTAAGAAATGAAATTACCGAAGATAAATTAATACTTAAAGATAAGTTTAAACAAGGTACTGAATACATTAACAAATGGTGGAAGAAACATGCAATCAGTAGATATACAAAACTACATGATGAAGGAAGAATTAAACCAGAGCACTTATTCTACATAGATGCTATTGGAATTAGTTGGGAAGAAATGAAAGCAAAATACCTATCAGAAGTAGGGAGATAAAAATAAAACAAAAATTATGGCAAAGGCTAAAAAAACAAAAGAAGAAAAATTAGAACCAATTGGTGAAGTAAAAATGGCACCATCTGAAAAATTAGAGCAATGCGAGTGGGTATTTCAATTTGATGAAGATGAACCACAAATTTTTGCATGGACAAGCGAAGATATGACAAATGAAGAACCAACAGTAACATTTACAATATCAAATACTAAAGATGCATACATATCTTTTACAAATAGAGATAGTGGTAAGAAGCTTAAATTATTTGCTAGAGAATTAACTGATGCTGGTAAAAAATTAAGAGAATTTCAAACACAACAATCTGAATTAGTAAAAACAAATATAGAAAATGAAAGTACAAATAAAGAAGCTTAATCAAAATGCAGTAATTCCATCATATGCAAAAGGTGGGGATGCTGGAATGGATTTAGTAGCAACTAGAATTATATCCAATACTACATTTGATGTAAGTTATGGTACTGATTTAGCAATAGAAATTCCTAACGGATTTGTAGGATTAGTATTTCCTCGTTCATCAATTAGAAAATATGAATTAGTATTATCAAATTCAGTTGGTGTAATTGATAGTGGGTATAGAGGTGAACTACAAGCTACATTCAAAAAAGAAAATGGATTAGATTCACTTGCATATAAAGTAGGTGATAGAATTGCACAAATTATGATTATACCATATCCTCCGATTGAGTTTGATGAAGTAGCTGAGTTATCGGATACTGAAAGAGGTGATGGTGGATTTGGTTCAACTGGAAAATAAAAAATAAAATATGTTTATAGAACAAACGGAAGAAAAGGTAAATAATAATTTATGGGTAGAGAAGTATCGCCCAACGAAGCTTGTTGATTATGTAGGTAACGAACATCTAAAATCAAAAGTAGAAGGTTACTTAGAAACAGGCGAAATTCCACATTTACTTTTGTACGGAAAAGCGGGAACTGGTAAAACTACATTAGCAAAGTTAATTGTAAAATCAATTGAATGTGATTATATGATTATCAACGCATCTTCGGAAAACAATGTTGATACCGTTAGAAATAAAGTAACTAACTTTGCATCTTCTATGGGATTCAAGCCATTTAAGATTATCATATTAGATGAGTTTGATTATATGACTCACAACGCACAAGCTATCTTAAGAAACTTAATGGAAACATTTTCAGCACATTGCCGTTTCATATTAACTTGTAACTATGTTGAGAAAGTAATTGACCCGATTCAAAGTAGATGTCAATCATTTCAAATTGTACCCCCAACTAAAAAAGATGTTGCTATGCAAATTAGTAAAATCTTAAAGAATGAGGATATTGAATTTGAAGTTAAGGATTTAGTTCCAATTATTGACGCAGCTTATCCTGATATTCGTAAGGTGATTAATACTTGCCAATTGAATTCAATTAAAGGTAAGTTGAAAGTAGATGTACAAAATCTATTAGAGAATGATTACCGAAATAAAATTATTGATATCCTATCTTCAAAAGATGATAAGAGAAATAAGTATATGAAAGTAAGACAGGCTCTTATTGATTCTAAAGTTACGGACTTTACCGATTTATATACAATGCTATATGATAAGGTAGATGAGTATGGTGGAGAGAACACAGCGAACATCATTCTTTTATTAGGAGATGGTGTAAGTAAATCAGCAGTAGCAATTGATAAAGAAATTATCGCAGCAGCTACATTAATTCAAATTTTAAATATTATATAATGGCAAACATTTTAGGAGCAGGTGGACAACCAATAGGAGGACAAGAAGAAAAACCAATACCTTTAGAAAAAACCGAAGCAATTGCATGTAAAAAATGCGGTGGCGAGATTTTCGTACAAGGGTTTGGATTTCGTAAGATTTCAAAGTTATTAACTGGAAAACCAAAAGATGAAGTATTACCGGTAGAGTTATTCCTTTGTGGAGATTGCGGTGAAGTATTAAATGAATTATTACCTCCGGGTTTAAAAGTAGAAGAAGAAGCATAATATGGCTAAAACATTATTTGACCATCTAAACGCAATTTGTGATAAGAAGGACCCAAAGTATTGGGACACACTTGATGAGAGTGATAAAAAGACATGGAGTAACTATATGATACTCCGTTTTCTTTCTATGAAACCTGAGTGGATAGAACTAATTGCAGATATACAACCTTACATTCAGGAGGCACCGCCTAAAGCGATGTACTTATGTTTGATAGGATTGATTCCAAAGACAAGAGCATTCTTAAAGTATATGAAACCTGCTTCATCTGAAAAGTATGAAGATTGGATTGTAAAATTAGTTGCACAATTCTATGAGGTATCAGAAACCGAATCAGAAGAATATCTTAAAATCCTTTATGAAACTACAAGCGGTAAAATGCACATAAAGGAAATCGCAGAAAATTATGGTACTGACCCAAAGCAAATTACTAAATTAAAACTCAAAGTTTAATTTGGTTTATTGGGATAATTTTCGTATCTTTACATAAATAAACATAATGGCAAAAGTATCATTTTCGCAGTACTCAATGTGGAGTAGCTGCCCGCATCAATATAAGTTAAACTACATAGATAAATTAGGTGAAAGTTCATCTAATGTTCATACAATCTTTGGAACTGCTATGCACGAAACTATCCAACATTATCTTTCGGTAATGTATGGTGTTTCTAAAAAGCAAGCAGATGAAATTAATAAAGATAAACTCTTATTAGAAAAAATGAGAGAAGCTTACAAAAGTGAA